TACGCCCGCTCCAGCAACAGCAGGGACTTATTTATCTAATAAATATCAAGATTTACTTTTGTACGCATGTCTGGTAAATGCATATGGATACTTGAAAGGTCCGACAGATATGTTACAATACTATCAAAGCCAATATAACGAGGCAATAGAATCGTACGCGATCGAGCAAATCGGTCAAAGACGCAGAGACGAATATCAAGATGGTGAAGTTCGTGCTCAACTTAACGTAAAACCACCATCAAGTTATGGAAAATAAATAGGAGAAAAAAAATATGGCAAATATTATACCATTTAGTTTTAGAGGTGCGCTTTTGTCTGGACAACACGATTTTCAGGCATCAGGAGGAAATACTTTTAAAATTTCACTATACACAACTAATCCATATACAACAGCTTCAACTGTGTATTTAGCAGGAACTGGAAACGGTGAAGTAGACACTACAGGTGGTACTAACTATTCAGTTAAAACATTAACTAATTTTGGAGTTGCTTCGAGCACAGCAGTTGCTTCAGTTGACTTTGATAATGTTACTTATAGTAGTGCATCTTTCACTGCAGCTTTTGCAGCGATTTACAATACAGATACAGTTGATAGTGCAGCAAATAGATTAGTAGTGGTTTTAGATTTTGGTGGTAATAAGACAGCAACGAATGGTACTTTTACTATTACGTTTCCTGATCCGACTACACCGTCTAATGCAATTATTAGTATGGCATAAGGAGAAAATTTATGGCGTTAGTTATAAATGATAGAGTAAAAGTAACAAGCACAACTACTGGAACAGGTGCATTTGCACTTGGAGCAGCAGCAACTGGTTTTGAAACTTTTGCAGCAGGAATAGGAAACAATAATACGACTTACTATTGTATCTTTAATCAAGGTACGAGTGAGTTTGAAGTTGGACTTGGAACATTAGATGCTACAAGTGCAAACATAACAAGAGGATCAGGAGCTACAATTTTTAGTAGTTCTAACTCTGATAATGTTGTTGATTTTAGTGCAGGTACAAAAGATGTATTCTGTACTTTACCAGCAAGTAAATCGGTTTTCTTGGATGCATCAGGAACACCAGTAGGAGCAGCGTCAGCTGGCTTTGCATTGGCAATGGCGGTGGCGTTATAAAGGAATAAGATATGGCACAAGATTTTAGAAACAATTTACAAAGAAACGTGGGTACATCTCCAGTAACTTTAATTACAGCTGGAGACTTTGATGCTGTTATAGGTATCAGAATATGTAACACTACCACTGGAACTGTTTTAGCTAGTTGTCAGATTGTAAATGGTGGAAACGATCACTTTATTGCAAAAAATGTAAGTGTCCCACCAAATTCTGCAATCGAACTAATTCAAGGTGGTGCAAAAATTGTTTTAGCAAACGGTGATGTACTTAAAGCGCAGAGTGATACAGCTTCGTCTTTAGATATTGTTACATCATTTATTGATACAATTAGTTCGTAGGAGGAATTATGACGGCAGTAGTAAATGGAATCCAATACATCGGAGGCAGTACAATAGTATAATGTCAAAGATAGAAGTAGATGCAATAGATAAACAAAGTGGTTCAACCTTAACTTTAGGTGGATCAGGTACAGCAGTTACACTTGCGTGTGGGGCTACTCAAACAGGATTTGGTAGAACGGGAACTGTAGATTGGCAAACAGGCGCAATTAAAACAAGTGATTTTACAGCAGTAAGTGGTCAAGGATTTTTTGTAGATACTAATGGTGGAACAGTTACAGCAACATTACCATCAGGATCTGCGGGTTCTATTGTTTCTTTTCAAGATTATAGAAATACATTTGATACGGCTGGTCTTACAATTCAAGCTAGTAATGGTAATAAAATTAATGGTGGAACAGCTGACGGTAGAGTTGCGTTATTAACTGAAGGAGAGGGGGTTACATTAGTATATATAGATTCAACAATTGGCTGGAGATCCGTTCAAGACAATGCTTTTGCTGATGCAAGTGCTGTTAAAATTTCAGCAACTGGTGGAACAATTTCAGACTGTGGTGATTTTAGAATTCATACATTTACAGGTCCAGGCACTTTCTGTGTAGCTTCAATTTCTGGAACTGCTGCAGAAAATACAGTAGGTTATCAAGTTGTAGCTGGTGGTGGTGCTGGTGGAACAGGATTTTATGGTGGCGGTGGTGGCGGTGGTGGATTTAGAGAAGGTAGAAATGCACCTGTAGATAATTTTACTGCATCACCTTTAGTGGCAGATGCACCAACAAATGCAATAACAGTAACAGCAACAGGTTTTCCAATAACAGTAGGTGGAGGTGGAGCTATCTCTCCAGTTGATACAGCCAAAGGAGGTAGTGGTAGTAATTCACAATTTTCAACAATCATAGCTGCAGGTGGTGGTTCTGGAGCATCAAGAAATTGTGGTTCACCAGGACCTGCAGTAACACAAGGAACCGATGGAGGTTCAGGTGGTGGTGGAACAAACCACGATCCATTTAGTGCTGCGTCTAAAGGAGCTGGTAATACACCTCCTGTAACTCCTTCACAAGGAAATCCGGGAGGATCTGGAGGATATGGCGGAGGCGGAGGCGGAGCAGGAGCTGCAGCATCAGATGCACCTCCGGCTAGTCCTTATGGAAGTAATGGTGGTAATGGAGTTAGTTCTTCAATAACAGGTTCATCTGTAGGAAGATCAGGTGGAGGTGGTGGAGGAAGTAATAGCACAACTCGACCTGGTGGAACTGGAGGTGGTGGAGCCGGTGGTAAAGGTAGTCCTCAAGTTGGTGGTGTCTCTGGAACAGATAACACTGGTGGTGGAGGTGGAGGTGGTGTTCAGCCTTCTCCTGGAACAAGTCCAACAACTACTGCTGGAGCTGGTGGTTCTGGTATAGTAATAATAAGGTATAAATTTCAATAATTATGACAAGTACAATTAAAGTAAACACAATAACAACAGAATCAGGATCTACATTAACTATAGGTGGATGTGGAAAAACTGTTGCTTTAGCATCAGGTGCAAGTCAATCAGGTTTTGGTAGATCAGGTTCTGTTAATTGGCAAACTACACCTAAAACTGCTACATTTACAGCAGTTAGTGGTGAAGGTTATTTTATAAATCAAAGTAGTGGAATAACAGTAAACTTACCAGCAGGAAGTCCTGGCGCTATTGTTGCTTTTTCTGATTATGCAAGAAATTTTGAAACATACAATTTTACAGTATCACCAAATGGTTCAGAAAAAATTGGTGGGTTTGCAGCAGATGCAAAATTAAATGTAGATGGTCAAGCAGCAACTTTTGTATATGTTGATTCCACAAAGGGTTGGATTAACGTTCAGAATGCTGAAGATACAGAAGTAGCAGCAACTTTTATAACAGCCACAGGTGGAACAGAAACTAATTCTCCTTGTGGTAATTTCAAAATTCATACATTTACAGGTCCAGGAACTTTTTGTGTGTCAGCAGTAGGAACACCTGGTGGATCAACTACGGTTGATTGGCTAGTTGTTGGTGGTGGCGGTGGTGGTGGAGTTGGCAGAGCTAATACTTATGCCGCTGGTGGAGGCGGTGCAGGTGGAATGAGATTTAATTTTCCAAATCCAGTAAATGGAGGTACACCCGTTGCTGCTCAAGGTTATCCAATTACAGTTGGAGCTGGTGGAGCAAACGGACCAGGAGATGATACTGCTGGTAATAATGGTTCTGATTCAATAGCTGCATTAGCGTGTGGCCCATATGTATCTGCAGGTGGTGGTAAAGGGGCTAGTGGTCCAGGAAATGCGTCTGCTGGAGCTGGTGGTTCGGGTGGTGGAGCAGGTTATAGTGGACAAGGTGCAGGTAGTGGTAACACACCTCCTGTAACTCCACCTCAAGGAAATGATGGCGGTTTAGCACCAGGTATTCCAGGACCTGCTAATCCTGGAATTAACGCAGGTGGCGGTGGCGGTGGACACGGTGGTGTAGGCGCTAATGCTACTAGCACTGCGTGCGGTGGTGGTGGAGGTGTAGGAACACCTTTAACAATTGCAGATTCTCCAGCTTTACCAGGTGGTAGATTATATGCAGGTGGTGGATCAGGTGCTCAAGCACCGAATCCTGCAAGCACCGGAGTCCCAGGTGGTGGAGGAGCTGGAAGATCTCCAGACGCACAAAAAAATGGTACTGCTAATACTGGTGGCGGTGGAGGTAGTGGTTTTCCTGGTGGTGGAGGTGACGGCGGTAGTGGTGTAGTAATAATAAGGTATAAATTTCAATAGGTAAATTATGAGTGAAATAAAAGTAAATAAAATTAGTCCAAGAGCAGCGTGTGGTACTGTTACATTAGGAGATAGTGGAGATACATTTACTATCCCTGCTGGTGCAACAATTAACAACCAAGGAACGGCAACAAACTTTGGTGCAACTGGTTCTGCATCGTGGACAACAACAGTTAAAACTGGAGATTTTACAGCAGTAGCAGGAGAAGGATATTTTGTAGATACATCAAGTGGTGAAATTGATGTTTCATTACCAGCAGGAACAGCAGGAGCTGTAGTTGCTGTCGCAGATTATGCAAAAAATTTTGCTACAAATAATGTAATTTTAGTTCCAAACGGTTCAAATAAAATTAATGGTTCAACAACTACTGCAAAATTAGATACGAATGGAATTACTGTTACATTAATTTTTATAGATGCTACAAAAGGTTGGATAGTAACTGATGACGGTCAAGCAAATAGTGTAAGTCAACCTAGATTTATTTCAGCAACAGGTGGAACTATAACAACTGTTTGTACAAATTTTAAAGTTCATACTTTTACAGGACCTGGAACATTTTGTGTTTCTTGTGCTGGTAATTCAGCAGGTGCAAATACAATAGATTATTTAGTAGTAGCCGGTGGTGGCGGGGGTGGTGATGGAGCTGGTAGCTCAGTAAACGCTGGAGGTGGCGCAGGAGCAGGAGGTTATAGAGAATCATCAGGTGCAGCCTCGGGATGTTACACAGCAAGTCCTTTAGGAGCTTGTGTTAGTGCTTTACCGGTTACAGCAACAGGATTTCCTGTAACAATAGGTGCAGGAGGAACTACCGGCGTAAATGGTAATAATTCAGTTTTTTCAGGTAGCCAAACAATTACATCAGCAGGTGGAGGAAGAGGTGGTAATGGTAGTTCATCTCAAACAGTTGGTTGTGCTGGAGGTTCTGGTGGGGGAGCAAATACAAATTGTGGTTCAGGCGCAGCGGGAAATACACCACCTGTAAGTCCACCACAAGGTAATCCTGGTGGAAGTGGTTATCCAAATGCTTCAGGTGGAGGCGGTGGAGCAACTGCCGCTGGAGGTAACGCATCAAATAATACAGGAGGCCCCGGAGGTGCTGGAGGAACTTCAAGTATTAATGGAACTCCAACAGCAAGAGCTACAGGTGGAGATGGAGGTGCAACACCAGGTCCAGCAGGCACACCTCAAGCAGCTAATACAGGTAATGGAGGTCCACGTGGAGGACATCCAGGTGCAGCAGGAGGAACAGGTGGTTCAGGAATTGTTATTATTAGATACAAATTTCAGTAGTTGAATGGTAATTAAAATTAATATATAAGGAGAAACATTATGGCACATTTTGCAAAACTAGGA